ACTCTATCTAGTTCGCATTTATATTCATACATTTTAGACTCCGAAACTTTCTCCGCAACCGCATTGTGCAGTCGCATTTGGGTTTAATACTTTGAGGTATGAACCTCCTAATTCTTCTATATAATCTACTGTGCAGCCAAATACAAACATCTCTGCCATCGGGTCTAACCAAAGGTTCTCTACAGTAGGTTCAGCATCTGTGATACCCCACTCGTATTGAAACCCAGAACATCCTCCGCCTTTAACTTTGAGAGAAACGTTTGGTTTACCTGCGTTCTTGAGATATGCCTTTGCTCTTTCGGTAACTGATAATATCATCTTAATCCTAACACATGTTTTCCATGGATCTTACATCCAATAAAATTATTATAATATTCATCACTCAGTAATACATTACGATCAAACTGTTCCCGTGCTTCAAGATAAGACATTATGCCTTTCTTTTTGCACAGATGTAGTATCTCTCGATCGAACCGTTTAGCATCCGAAGTTTCAACAATCAGTTGAAGTTCTCCATTTGAGCCGTAGTAGTTCTTCCAATCAGATTCTACAACCTGTATTCTACGCCTTGTCTTACCTTTCAAAGGTTTGAGCTTACGCTTATTCCAGAATAACTTCTTACCAACGTATTTCTTGTTTGCAACTAAATCGGTAATGAGATAAACAAATCCCATATATTCTTTTGGAGCTTCATCATATAACTTGTTTTCATAATACCACATACACTTATTTATACGTCGTCATCTTCCTTATCTAGAAGTACTGGCCTAGCTGCCGTACCACACATTGGACAATATTCTGGTTCTTCTTTTGATACTATATGACATTCTTCATCACATACATCGCACTCTATAATATAAGTATCCATTAAAAATCAATCTCGCATGCACCACCCGCGCAGGCAATGGCACCCATTGTATCTACGTCAGTGTATTTCTTTTCTGTAAGATCTTCGGTCCAAGTAATCGGTGTAAAGTTCTTATTAATCTTTTCCCATTTATGTAATAGATGAGAATCTTTCAGGCAATACTCTGCCATCTTTACGTCAGACTTGCAATAGTTATCTGAAAAATTATTAAAACGCCGTACCCAATCACGGCGTATAGCGTTAACGCTATTATCCAGTGTGAGATCCTCTCCGTACCCTTGAGCTGTTGTACAAGCGCTCCAAAGGTTATCAAAAGCGCTAAGGGCGTCAACAACAAGACCGCTAGCAAATATAGCTGCTGTACCATATTTCTTTACCATTTCTTTTGCTGTGATTACAGATGTGTTAGGAGCTTGATTAAAGTCTTTGTCACCCATCATTGATAGAAATGATATTCCAGCAAATGAATATCTATTCTTAAATACGTATTTTTCTACTTTATGCCAATCATCTACGAGTATTGTATTAGATACATTATGTCGTACACCTTTATCAGCACATAGTTCTTCATTAGTTCCGGCATTTACCCAATGCTGTTGAACAAGTTTTACTTTTTCTAAATGATCAACACCAATAAGATCTTCTTTTACATAAGATCCTTTCTTTGGTATGATAGGAAACGACACAACAACATCACTGTTTGTTGCAGACCATACACTATCTTCGACCATATAGGGATTTGCTCTTTGTATTGCCTGAGTTACCTCAGAATCTTTTGTCATCTGTACGTTTCGAATGTACATTCTAGAATGCTCTGCATGTATCCCAGATGCGGTTTGTAACAGTACACTTGCATTGCCCGAAGGTTTAACACAAGTAGTACGAGCAGCAGGATTAATACCAAGTAAGGCAGCAACTTCACGATTGATCTCCTTTACAATCTTAGCTCCTTTTTCAAGAACTTTCTTATCAAATAATACATCTGGATTATTCATCCAACCTGTAATAGAAACTCCGATGAGTGCTTCACGATCAAAAATCTTTTTACTTGTATCTGATAGAAACTTAAAATCTGTATAACCAGCTTGCATTGTACCAAGAATAGCTCCGGCACGACATGCTTTATAGAAGTCTTCTGGTGTATGACACATACCGCCATTGATCTCTGTCAGGTTACAACCTTGCCAGCCAGACTTACCTTTGATTTGTGGATACATTCCTATTTCAACACAAGGGTTTGTTGTATGTTCAGTGCTCTCAACGAAAACAAAACCTGGCTCACCGAACTCACGTACTGATTCCATAATATGGCCGAACTGTTCTTTTGTAGTTGTATCTCTTACAATCACCGCACTGTTGTTTGATCTACCACGTTGTGGGTTATCAACAAACCAGTTACCGGTTTTTGCTGTCATCATCGCTTCATCAGTAGGCGAAAATAAACATATAGTAGCAGAGCGCCTAACACCCCCAGATAGGACGGCATCAGCAGCATGCATACAAATATCATAAACATTAATAGGTAGTAGAGAAGTCGGGTTTTCATTTGATAAGACTATATCCTGTAATAAGTGTTCTATTTTATCAAGAGCAAGTCTTAAACCTTCAGGACCAGGTGCTTTGAATCCACCTGATATCTTAGCGCCTCTTGGACGTATGAGACTTAGATCAAAGTAAATTCTTCGACCAGCATAATCTGGGTGTTTACCACCGTTTACAAAATAAGAGGACATAAGAACGTCTACAGAAGTTGCCCAACCTTCGATTGAATCTTCGACAACGTGTGTCTTTGGCTGCTTCGTACGAACAGTTATTTGTGGTAGCTTTTTAATATGATGTGTCTGTACAGAGAAACCTGCACCTGCACCACACAAAAGCATATAAAATATTTCACCAAAGAACTCTGCACGATCAGCATATGTAGATGTACAGTTATACATCCGCATCTGGTGTTTTAAGATTTGATCTCCACCAAACTGCAAAGCACGCTGTGCACCAAGAACTCTTTGTTCTTTGTATGCTGAACGTGCTTCATCTATATACATTTGTAATCCATTACTCCCATCATTTTCTTTGGAGTAATATCCTTCGTGCATTCCTATAACTCTGTCAACAGCCTCATCCCATGTTTCGTAACGTTCAAGTTCATCGTTATATCGTGAATATCCATCGTAAAATTTAGCTTCTGACAAAAGCTTGCGTGTGTCAACATGTAGTGTTGCCATTCTAGTTCCTAACTATATTTTGTATTTTTTGATTAGTACTATTATATATCATTGTTAGGAATTTGTAAACAGTTAAATGTGTGCTATTTTAGTAACTAATTACACATTTTTAAAATTAATTTTGAGGTAATCCCTCGTCATCTGGAGCATTATCTAATGCTTCTTCATAGTATAATATGATGTCTTTCTGTTGAAGAATGTATCTACGCATATCAGCAATCGTCATTGCAAGATTCTCATAACCCTGTGCAGAGATCGCCATGAATGCAAGCAGACCTTCTTCTTCTTTAAAGTTAGCTAGGAATTCATCAAGATTGGTTTCAGATACAACATACCATCTCACATCAGTGAGTTGTAGTTGTTTAGGTCTTGCTTGAATAGGAACGTTTTGTTGTATAATTTGTGGTTGTGTTACAACAATTGGTTCACTCTTCCTGCCCAGACATCCCGTTAGTATCAGGATCAGTATCATCCCTAAGCCCATCGAGTAAACGTGTGACCGCATTATTTATTTTTCCTTCTAATATATATGGTTCGTCAAGTGCCATTCTTAAAATATTAATCTTAGCAAACTTAGAACGTAGTCCATCGCTATATTCTTCAGATTTTTGTAATCGCATTGTAAGCGCTTGATTTAATTCAGCTGCTTTATTCTGAGTTTCTAGCATTTGTTTTATTGTAGCATCCTTAGCATCGTTAGCGACTACTAGTTTTGCATTGTTCTCACGGAGTACTCCGAGTCTTTCTTGAGTATCGATATAGTACATATATCCGCCATATCCAACGCCACCCATAATACCCATGATGAGTAAAAATATGTAAATCTTAAGCATTTTTCATGTACTCTCTAAATCGTTTTAACATGACTGGCTGTTTATCTTTTCTACGACGACGATCAGTTACATTGATTGCTTTAATTCTTGGACCTGCATTTGGTGCCATATTGACTCCGCCTTGACCGACTGCATTACCTGGCATTTCTTCTTCTACTTTTTTCATTTTCTTATTTCTCCGGCTGTAACACATATCTTTTGATTTGTTGCCATATGAATTGCTTCATATATATCAAGGCCAAATATATCTCCGATAGGATATGAATCATTACTAATTCGTATTCTATCACCATTAAATGCCATCTCTTCATATGTTGAGTTAAGCACTTTGTTTTCTGAGAGCCGATATACGCCAGGTGATAGTTCTCTATCTTCTAGCATAAACCATTGTGTATTCTCAGCTAAGAAATCATTAAAGTCTACACCATATTCATTTAGACCTTGTTTAAGTTTTCTTTCACTTACCCCGAAGTCTTCTTTAATAAGATACAACGCAGCTGCATACGAAGCTATTCGTGTTTTACCACCCGGTACTTTACCTAGCAGTTTCTTTACATTGAATACAAGTCGTATGAATCGAGTATAATAATTTGCATAATCTTCACGTTCTTCTATTGAAGAGAAAGGAGGTTTCTTAAGACGTTTACCAAACTCATCAATAATGCCTTTTTCAAAAGCTTTAGTCTTTTTAAATGGAGTTACAAGTAGAGCAAGGAATCTAAATGTATAAGCCAGATCGGCTGCTGATTTTATTAATCCCATTATATTTTTCCTAGTTTCTCTTCTACTTCTTTATCGACAATGACATCCGCATATTGACTTTTTCTAATTGCTTTTAAGAATAATAAAAACGGTTTAATTATAGGCCAATGCCTATCATCAAGTTTAGTCTCTAATATTTTCAATCCACCATAATAACCAAACACATTAAAGATTATAATAAGATGGTTAAGAACTAATCTCTCTCCCAACTTACCATAATCACAATATCTATTTAATAATCTCTTTACATACTGAAACCTTTTAAGGTCCGTATAGAATTCATCAAAGTCAATACCTAGCGGCGTATAATATTGTTTTATCGCAAATCGTACTAAATCTTCTTCTAGTAGATCGTCATCAAGCTTTTCGCTCATAATGTGTACTCTTTATAAAGTTAACTTTCGTTAAGAGTATTTATAAGGTCCGCTTTAGACTTACGTCTATCAAGCTCTATACCTTTTGTACGACCATATGCTTCAAGTTCCAGTTTAGTCATATTATTTAAATTAATAGGATCAGCTTCAAGTAACATTTCCATTTGATCTCCTTCAGCTACAGCTGTTTTCATACCACCTGCTGGTTCTTCATGTACATCAGGTACTGCTGCAGGCGCAGGAGCAGGTGCAGCTTGTTTAGGAATACCAAGATAATCATTAATATCAGCGTTTGAAAGCCGTGTAGCTTTCAATAGTTCGCCTGTTTTTGGATGAGCCCATCCACGACCTGTGGGTAGAGCATCTTTTTGCCAACTAGGTGGGTGTAACATTTTTATCTTCCTCATTTTCTATTTCAGTTTCATTAATTTCAGTTTCTTCTGCGGGTGCATACATTGATTGATATGCAGCACTTATCCTTTGAATACTGTTTAGCCTTGATACAGGCTCTTCACTTTGTTCATTATTATCTGACATTAGTAAGGACGTCCTTTTTTAGCAGCAGGAGCATCCATTCCCATTTGTGGTTTAGCCGGGCGTTTCGGTGTTTTTGTCAATGTTGGTACAGTTTTATATTTAGACATTGCATTTGAAGTATTGGGCGTCACTTGATTCATCTTAGGCGCGCTATAATCAGCCATCTCTTTTGCCGGTATGTGGCGACCGTCGGGACCCGGGTTGTATCGTTGCCCGCCGGTTGGAAGCCTGCCGGATTTTCCCAATTTCCTGAATCCCCCCTTGTAGATAGGCTTTGGTACGGAAACTGCATCGCTGCCTCTGGAGCGCCCTGAATCCCCTCGTTTCAATGGTACGGAAACTGCTGAGCTGCCTTTAGATTTATCAACTTTGGCCGCAGGTCTAGACTTTGAGTCATCTCTAGCTCTAGCTTGTCTTGGCGGCATTGTGGATTTGTCCGTCTTTTTATATGAAACACTTCCATCTTTGCCAGATGCTCTTGAAGTATTTGGAGACCGCTGCAATGGTTTTGAAACTGCTGGGCTACCTCTATCACCAATGGACGAAAGAGCGTTTGAAACTGATTTTTTTATTCCAGAGCTGGGCACAACCGGTCGCTTCTTAGGTATCGGACTGGTCCTTGCCGAACTTGCTGTTGTAACATCACTTGTAGGTCTAAGCATTGGCCTCGACCCATCGCCCACAGCTTCTGCTCTAACGAAACCTTTTTTCAAATGATCTTTTTCTTTATCTTTATCAATAACTTTTACTTTACCATCTTTAGAAACCATAGAATCCTTTTTAGGATCTTTCATTTGACGCGGATCACCCATTGGTTTGCCATCGCCTCTACGATCTTTTTTAACAATTGCGCGAGAGCTAAATGCTTCATCTTTTGGTTTCTTTTTGAATGTATCCATACCGTCACCAGTAGACATACGCTTCATAGCACCTTCACCAACTGACATTGTTTCTTTTTCTTTTTTCTCAGACTTGGCTCCGCCTTTACCGCCATGCATTACTGCATCTTCTCTTTTAGATTTCATTTTGCTAGATATAGCTTTTCTACGTTTATGCAAATATTCATCAGAAGAATCTGTATCGCCATCGTTGTCGATATCTTTATCTTTACGATTAGCAAATTTCTTTTTAGCAGCTTTAGGTTGAACCTTGTCCATACCTTCGCCATCATCTGACGCGTCATTACTATTATCTTCACCGTGGTATGCAGCCTTAATAGGATCTCCTATTTTACCTTTAATAGATTTACCCTGTTTTACTTCTGCTACAACATTAACTGATTCAGTTTTTTGATTAGCGGCTGGTGCCATAGTTGATTTAACAACTGCTTTATCACCAGGAGGTGTTCTACCGCCGTTTTGTTTAGCAGTTTTACTCGCTGCTTTAAAGGCTTTAAAACTCTTAGCAATTGAATCATTAGCATCAACGCCAACACCGCTTGTACGGGCTTTTTCTTTTTTGGCATTCGGTGATAGACCTTGTTCAGGATCAGAACCATTGTTTGGTTTATGAGTTGCTGTACCTGCTTCTAGGACTTGGCGC